TTTTTTTTGTTTGTTTAGATAATAGTCTTATATTTGCAGTGCATACTTTTCGCATTTGGTTTGAAAGTGGGTTATCAGTTGAAAGCGGTAACCCATTTTTATTTTAAGGCTCTCAGAGTATTTAACCTAAAGATAGGTAACTAAGTAAGTAACCAAGTAAGTAACTAAGTAGCGGTCCCGTCCGGGAGAATATTTCATTGGATTCTGTACAGTTGGCCAAATCATACTTTAATGTGATTTATGATATTATACTACTCATAATTGGTAATATAAGTACTAAAACCATATTATATTGTGCATTTTAATGGGTATTATACTTAATTGTGACAAATTTTTTATATTTTTGTGACGTAATTAATTAAATCAAATATGCAAGGACAAGGTTATATGCCGAAGGATTTATTCTTCGAAGAGGAGGGAAGGAAGAAACTTATCTCCGGAGTTAAGAAGATGGCATCAGCTGTCAAGAGTACGTTGGGTCCCCATGGGAACACGGTACTAATCGAATCACCACACCACACTCACGGTATTACAGTCACTAAGGACGGGGTTACGGTAGCAAAGGCTATCGAGCTGATGGATCCTGTAGAGAACCTAGCGGTTAAGATGATGAAAGAAGCATCTGATCGTACTGCTACAACTGCAGGAGACGGGACAACTACGGCTATCGTGTTAACTGAGGCCATGGTATTGGGTGGTATGGAGCTAATCAAACCGGAGCACAACAGGACTCAGGTGTTACGACACATGACGGAGCTAAGTGACTTGATCGTTGATAGGCTTAAGAAGAAGAGCAAGAGAGTAACAACGGGTATGTTGGCTGACGTGGCTACGATCAGTGCGAACAACGACCGTTCAATAGGTAAGATCATCGCAGACGTGTACAAGGACGTTGGAAAGACGGGCATTGTAACGGTGGAGAAGTCACAGTCTACTAGCACATACGCAGAGACCACAGACGGACTACGTGTACAGAGGGGATACCTTTCGCCTATGTTCATTAATAATCAGGAGAAGGACGAGTGTATCTTAGAGGACACCCTTGTATTGGTAGCAGACATGGAGATCGGTAACATCCTACAGATAGAGTTGGTACTAAAGCCACTTATTCAGGAGGGGAAGAAGCTACTGATCATCGCACCGTGCTCTACGAACATGACAAACACCTTAGCTGCGAACGTAGTTAAGAACGGACTAAAGATATGTGCGATCCAACCACCGAGCTTTGGGTACAAGCAGCACGAGCTGATGCAAGACATCGCGACAAGCGTGGGTGCTACCTACTTCAGCGAGAAGACGGGTGACGACTTGAGCCATATGACGTACGCTGACCTAGGTCACGCAGGAAAGGTGATCGTTGGACGAGACGAGACCATCATCATGACGAGTGATGTGAAGGCTGACCAAGAGCAGATCGATGAGAGAGTCGCTCAGTTGTGGAAGGCGAACGAGGCAGCTACCAAAAAGAACGACAAGGACTTTATCTTGGAGAGAATTGCGTCATTAACAGGTGGAATTGGTGTAATATACGCAGGTGGTAACACAGACCTAGAGCAAAAGGAGCTATACGACAGGATTGACGATGCGGTATGCGCGGTACGTTCAGCATTGGAGGAAGGAATTTTGCCGGGTGGTGGTAAGGCCTTGGGTGAGATCAACGTCTTTGAGGGCCTAGGCTTTGCAACTGACACGGATGAGAAGGTAATCGCGGCAAAGATCATGCAGTTGGCTGTAAATATGCCATTGATGCAGATCCTTAAGAACGCAGGCGTACCATTTGAGGACGTAGCTGACTGTATGGTAAACGATGGCTTTGGTTATAACGTGAAGACCGGTGAGAAGGGTGACCTAATCAAGATGGGAGTTATTGATCCGTTGAAGGTAACGAGAAGTGCACTGCAAAACGCGGTAAGTGTAGCGATTACGATACTAAGTACTAACGCTATCGTCACGATGGCACGAACAATTGGAATAGAGTGAGACAGTTAATAGTTGATGCGTACCCGGACGAAACGTTTATGTTCGTATTGGGATTCGATGAGGCAATAATCGGAGTGGAGCAGTTCACAATGAAGGTTGTTTACTCAGAGAAGAAGTGCATTGACATACTAAAGCAAAAGGGGTTAGACCATAAAGTAGCTTTAGATCACTTTGAGTTTAATATAAAGTCGGCTTATATGGGAGATAAGACTCCCATATTTGTTGACGACATACTTCAATAACATGAAAGCAATCGGAAAAAATATAGTGATCAAGACAGTAGACGAAGAGATCAAGACTGCATCAGGTCTATTACTGTCAGGAGAGGACTCCAATCAGATGAGGTATAAGCGAGCGACTGTAGTAGTTGCCGGAACGGACGTGAAAGCGATCGAGTCAGGTAACGAGATATACTACGACAAGTCAAATAGCTTTACTATGGTCATCAACGATGAGCAGTACACAATCATTAACGAAAGAGATGTGGTAGTTGTGCTATAGTGCAACTACTCCTCCATCTCCTTTTTCAACTTGTTGGCCTTGATCTCCTCATTCATTGAGATGATCATATTGCGATATACCTTATCGCTGTAGCTAACATTTCTTTTAAACATAGGGTTAAAGTTCTCGTGTGTGGCAATCTCCTCACCGTTTAGCTTCTTGTAAACAACCTCCAACATCTTTCTAGTCTTCTGCGGCAAGTGGTATAGGTTCTTACGAGGACCACTACCTTTACGGAAGACTTGGATCCAACCATCACGTAGTAAGTTGTCAAAGCGATTCTTGTTCCAAGGGAATACTTGATTGAACTCAAGGAACCTGTCTTTATCAAAGTAGCTCTCTGACTTGAGAAATAGTAGCATCTCTAGTTCAGCCTGTGTTATCCCGTACTTGGCCTTGATATAATACTTTACTATACGCCAATATTTTAGGTAGTCGTTCTTTTTTTCCATTAGATTTAATTTATTACTTTTGTAAAGTTAACTAATAAAAAATAGACAATGGCAATGAAAGACTATAATAGCATCAATTTTAAGAATTCTGCTATTGACAAGATGAGCAAGAAGTTCGGCAAAAATGACGAGCCGGATCCTGTTGAAAAAGCAAATAGAGTTTTACCTAAATTATTATCTGCTATTGGTTCAGGTATTGGAACAGTAATCTTATCAAGTGATAAGGCTATTGCACGTAGAGATGAGCGTTATAAAAAACGTCAGGAGAAAAAGAAAGAGAAAGCTAATAACAAATAAACAAATAGACAATGGCAATGAAAGACTATAATAGCATCAATTTTAAGAATTCTGCTATTGACCGTTTAAGTGGTAGTTTTGGTAAGGTTGATGAACCTACAGACAGAAAAAAAAATAGACTAATGAAGAAAGCAGATAAGATGGTTAAATCTGCTATGGAGGAAGCTCAAAGTTTACGTCCTAAAACAGGAGTAGACGCTATTAGAGAAGCAGCAAATAAAAGTAAAAAATCGTAACAAATAAACAAATATACAATGGCAACAAAAGCAACACCAAACTTACCGGCAGCTTCAAGATTGAAAGGACCTGCTACAGCTACTAAATCGGCAGTTAAGCCTAAAGGAGCTATGGGTAAACCTGCTAAAAAAATGATGGGCAAAAAAGCTTGTTAAGAAATGGCAAAGCAAATGCTTAAAAGAAAAGACGGTAGTTATTCCCAAAGGGGACTTTGGGATAACATCCGTGACAACAAAGGTTCCAAAAAGAAACCTACTGCAGCAATGCTTAAGCAGGAGAAGAAGATTAAGGCATCTACTAAAAAGAAGGGGTAATGGCAAAGAAAGTATCTTTATCAATTGGTAGAGGTGAGAAATCGAAGACAGGTGGACTTACACAGAAGGGTATTAACAAGTACAATAGTGCCACCGGATCGAAGCTCAAGATGGCTGTTACAACAAAGCCTTCTAAGCTTGACCCTGATAGCAAGGATGCTAAGAGACGTAAGTCTTTTTGCGCTCGAATGTCAGGTGTAAAGGGTCCTATGAAGGACGAGAAGGGTAGGCCTACTAGAAAGGCATTGGCTCTTAAGAAATGGAACTGTTAAAAAAAAATATTATGATGAATAGAGAATTCCCATTAGCACCTACTGACTTTGGAGACAAAGAGACAAGGATGAAGAGAAGAGCTGCTAGAAAAGAGAACAGAGAGATCAATAAGGCTGAGAGAAAGATCAAGAAAAGCACAGGCCTTGAGTACGAGCCTAAGGTTAGAAAACGCGACATGAGACCATGAAGAAGATAATTAAGAAGGCTGCTAAGTACGAGTCTAAAAAATCTTTAGAAGGACCTATGAAATTTCTAAAGGGAAACGTAGGTAAGGTAGTTAAGACTAAAAATAAACTAAAATAATACCTATCTTTGTGACATGGAATCAAATTTAAGAACAGTTGTTACAGGCGTAAGGCGAGACAGCATTGGATTAGGAGATACCATTGAGAAGTTTACAAAGGCAACAGGCATAAAGAAGTTTGTTGACACGGTCTCAGATTTAACGGGAGTTGACTGCGGATGTTCTGCAAGAAAGGATGCATTAAACGAACCAAACATATTAGTAAATAAATTATTTTATAAAAATAAAAATAAAGACAAATGAGTCAGATTAATGTAAATACTATTTTACCCTTTAGTGGATCAACAGTTACAGTAAACGGAGCAACTGTAGAAGGTGGACCTATTCGATCAACAAAAGTTGGAGATAATCTTCAATCTGTAGACAGTGCAGATAGTTTTTTAATTGGGTCAAATATTTTTAATGGTACAAGTACAGGATTTGGTTATTTACCACAGGTTGTATCTATTGGGTCTTTAATAGGACAAAGTCCTTGGTTTAGTGTTGCTGAATCAGTATTTATTGGTACTGAAACTGCAAATTCATTAAATGATTCTTCAGGTTCTGTATTCGTTGGATATAGAGCAGGTAAATTTATTACATCATCTCAGAATAATACATTAATTGGTAAAGAGGCAGGTTTAAATTTAACAGCAGGAACAAATAATACAGCAATTGGTTATAATGCTCTTCCTGCAGCAGCAAATACTTCAAACTCAATTACACTTGGTAATTCATCTATTACAACCCTTCGTTGTGCTGTAACTTCAATTACATCATTGTCAGATGCAAGAGATAAGAAAGATGTAGCTCCAATCGATTTAGGTTTAGATTTCGTAAAAGAATTGAACCCTGTAAAATTCGTGTGGGATGACCGTAACGAAGAAGGTAAGCACGATATAGCTGACTCAGGATTTATTGCACAAGACTTAAAAGAACTTGAGGATAAGTATGAGTCTGCTGATATTCTTAAGTTAGTTTACGATGAGAACCCTGAGAAATTGGAAGCGTCTTACGGAAGATTAATCCCTGTATTAGTGCAAGCTATAAAAGATTTAGCTGCTAAAGTAGAAACATTAGAAAATAAATAATTATGAGTCAAATAAATGTAAACGTAGTAGCACCATTTAGTGCTCAAGTAGTGGATGTGAATGGTGTAAAATTCGATGGTAATTCAACATCACTTCAAATAAGTAATAATAATAACCCTGTAACAGCAACTAATTCATTGTTTGTTGGTTCTTCAACAGGATTTTCAGTTACAGGAGAGGGGAATACAGCACTTGGTTATTTTGCAGGATATGATTTAACATCAGGTACGCAAAATACCCTTGTTGGTAAAAATGCAGGTCAAAATATTAATACAGGAGCTTCTAATACTTGTGTTGGAGTTGATTCAGGTGAATTAATTACAACAGGTCAAGCAAATGTATTGATTGGTCATAATGCAGGATCAACTGTTACAACCGGTAATTCAAATGTATTCATTGGGCCTAGTGCAGGTTCAGGGATATCAAATATTACAGGACAAGGTAATGTTTGTATTGGAGGTGGAGGTGGAGTAAATCCTTCATCTGCTTCAGCTCAATTTGAAATTACACTTGGTAATTCATTTACTACAGCATTACGTTGTGCTCAAACAACTATCACATCATTGTCAGATGCACGTGATAAGAAAGATGTAGCTGATCTACGTGTAGGTTTAGATTTTATCAATGGACTTCGTCCTGTAGAGTTCGTTTGGGATGACCGTGATAAAGAAGGAAGACATGACGTTGCTGACTTTGGATTTATTGCGCAAGACCTTAAGGCTGCACAAGAGGATGCTGACATGGCAGATATTCTTAAGCTTGTTTACGAGTCTAATCCTGAAAAATTAGAGGCATCATATGGTAAACTTTTACCAATCATGGTTAAGGCTATTCAAGAGTTATCAAAAGAACTTAATGAATTAAAAAATAAATAATTATGGCAACAATCGCACCGGGTACCCAATTTATAGGCTTAGCTCCTACGTATCAAATACGTGAGCTAAGATCAAAGATTATTAACAACGAGTCAGAGCCTTTTACAATTGAAGACATCGCAACTGCAGCAGGGGGAACAGGTATTGAAGCAAATGGATTTACAATCGTAGGCCCGTTGATGGCAAATATCACACTTCCTGAGAATGCAACTGTAAACTTTACAGGGCCTCTATCAATGGGAGCAGGTTATGTATTAACAGTACCTTCAAATACTACACTAAATATTTTATAGTATTTAAATAGATAATAATCAAAGCCACCTTAATCGGTGGCTTTTTTTTGTTTTAAAATAATAATTATATTTGTAAAAAAAAAGACATGGCAATTATAGCAAACGACACGCAGTTCATCGGAATTGCACCAAACATTGACTTAAATGGAAAGAAGTCAGCATTATTAAATGCTCAGACTGAGCCGGTAACGATGCAAGATATCATTGACACAACAGGGTCAGGTACACCGGGCCCTCAAGGGGTTCAGGGTCCTGTAGGCCCGGCAGGTCCTGTAGGTCCTGTAGGCCCGGCAGGTTTAGAATGGCAAGGATCATGGGCATCAGGTACGTCTTACGTAGCAGATGATGCAGTTGGATACGGTGGGGCATCATACTTCTGTATTTTAGCTACATCAGGTACAACAGCTCCTAACTTAGACACTACACATTGGGCACTTTTAGCATCTCAAGGTGCAACAGGTGCAACAGGACCTGCAGGTGCTCAAGGGCCAACAGGTGCAACAGGTCCGGGTGTTCCTTTCTATCTTCAGTCAAACCCAACTAACTTCACTATTTGGAATAATGGAAGTGGAGATTACTCTGATAATACTGCATTTGGAGAGTATGCTTTAAGCGTAAATGACAGCGGCAACTACAATACAGCATATGGGACTGATTCATTAAGATTTAATTTTGACGGTAGCCAAAATACAGCAATAGGAAGAGCTGCTTTAAGATCTAATACAACAGGAAATAACAATACAGCAGTTGGATATAATTCTTTACCTGTATCAACAACTTCGGGTGGAAACGTAGCTTTAGGTTCATTTTCATTATATAGTAATGAAACAGGTAACCAAAACACTGCTATCGGTGCATCTACATTAGTAGAAAATGTTGTTGGGGAAGGAAACGTAGCTATTGGTACTGCTGCATTAAGTTATGCTACATCAAATAGTAATACAGCAGTTGGTGTAGAAGCAGGTCAATTGATTAGTTCAGGTCAAGGAAATTGTTTACTTGGAGCATATTCAGGTGGAGCAATTGAAACAGGAGCAGGAAATGTTGTTATCGGTAGAAATTCTAATGTTTTTAGTTCAGGAACAAATTTTAGTATTTCAATTGGTGAAGGAGCTAAGTCTGAATCATATTCTATTGCCATTGGTTCACTTGCTTCATCAGGAGGTTATTCATATTGTGTTTCATTAGGAACAGGTGCAACTGCAACTGCAAATAATCAGTTTGTAGTTGGTAGTACTGCACAAAATGTAGGTATTGTTGATACAGCTGCAGTAACTCCTACAAAAAGATGGAAAGTAAAAATCAACGGTGTTGATTACTATATACCTCTTCAAACAGTTTAATAATAAATAGACAATAATTAAAGCCACCTAATCGGTGGCTTTTTTGTTTTAAAATATTGCTTATCTTTGTCTTATTAATTTATAAGACATGGCAAATTATCAAAAGTTGCAGGTTGGAACTGCACTAAATATATTACCAACTGACAATGCAAATATCCCATTTCCTAATGTAATTGCAACAGGATCAAGTGCTGCTGTAAGTGCTAACCAACTTGAGGATGTAACAGGTCAGTTCGTTACATTAAATGTTCAGACCGGAGATGTTGTATATAATAACACAACAGGACTAGTTGCAACAGTAACAAGAGTACTTGATGAGGAAAACCTATTACTAAATGCTGATATCTTTTTGGCATCAGGTAACTCATTTACTATCTACACTCAGAACAATAAAGAGGCTTGTGTCCTATACGTTGGTACAGGTGGAAACTTACGTGTTCTTACAGCAAGTGGACAGGATGTTACATTTGCAAATGTATTAGGAGGAACATTTTTACCCGTTCAGGTATTAAAAGTATTCAGAACAAGCACATCAGCTTCTGATTTTGTAGCCCTTTGGTAAGATGGTAAACGGTATACAGATAGCGATTATAGTAGGTGTATCAGGTGAAAATTGTATTTCTCCTGTGTATCCTGATGAGCGCGTTACTGATATTTTAGAAGAAAATAGATTAACCGATGATGGTTACGAACGTATAACAGATTAAAAATGGCAGGAAAAAAGATAGGTGAATTAACGCCCTTAGGAAGGAACTTAATTGCAACAGATGAGTTAGAGTTATCCCTTGCAGGTTCAGCAGGTAGTCGTAAGATTACAGGTGCAGAGATTATTGGAGCAGCAGGAGGAGTTTCTTCTGTTACAGGAACAGCTCCAATTGCATCAAGTGGTGGAGCTACACCTGCAATAAGTATTGCAAATGCAAATACTACAACAACAGGAGCATTAACCTCAACAGATTGGAATACGTTTAACAATAAACAAAATAAACTTGGTGGTGAGAACTACATCTTTGTTAATTCAAATGGTACACCTATTGAAAATGGAATATCAGTTTTGTCTGCTTATGCTGCAGCACAGGCAATGACACCAAATGGAGCTGCTTTGTCAGCAACTAACCGTGTTGTAATACTATTAGCTCCGGGATACTATTCATTTGATGAAGGTTCTCCTACAGGAGGTATATTTACTGTTAACAGTTCATTTATTGACCTTGAGTCATTAAGTGGAGTTCCTGATGTGTACTTCTCAAGTATGCAGGTACTAAGCACAGGAGGTGGTATTAATGTGCGTATTTCAGGGATTGATACTACAAAAAATAGTTATCTTTCAACAGGTCCATTTGCTTTATACACAACAGGCGGTGTGAATGAGAACATTTATATTAAAGACTGTATTGGAGGTGACTACTCATTTGGAGCATTCTCATCAGGATTTAAAGGAACTATTGATACTTGTGTAGCAGGTAATTACTCATTTGGATATACAGCTGATGTATCTCCTGTCGGTATGTCTTTTGTTGGTATTAATCCTACACTATATGGTACATATAAGAATTGTATAGGAGGAAATTACTGTTTCTTATCATCTCAAGCATCAGCAGGTGGAACAGGTAGCGTAAATAATTTAGGTATTATCGATAACTGTAGATCAGGTAGTAACTCCTTTGCATACTCAATAGGAGACATAACTCTTAACAACGGTACTATATCAAATTGTGTTAGTACAGGAACTAAAAGTTTTTGTGTTTCAGATAGCGGTAATGGAGTAGATAATTCAGGATTAATCATAAACTGTAGAGGAACAGGAAATTCATTTGCAGTATCAGATAATGCTTTTGGATTAGCGTATAACAGTGGAAGAATTATAGAATGTACAGCAACAGGAAACAACTGTTTTGCTGCACACGTAACAGTTCCGAATCAGGCATACAACTATGGTTCAATAATTAACTGTAATGCAAATAACAGTTCAAATGCTTTCTGCGGAGGTACAGGTACCAACGGAGGGTGGATATCTAATTGTATTGCATCATCTCTAGCATTTTGTTGTAATAACTCAAGTGGTATTGGCAGTGATATTTATAGATGTACTCTGATTAACGATACATTTACAGTAGGAGCTACAGGTGGTGGAAGAGTAGTATTAGGAATTGACACTACAGGTGTTGTAAACTATTAATTATGAAACAGTATAAAGCAATAAACGAGAGCAGTTGGGTAGAGATTCCTAATGTTATCCTAACAGATGAAGAGATTCATACCTTAAATAAGGGTACTGAGGAAGAGAAGGCTGCATTAAGAGAAGATATGAAGGTTCGTAGTAATCCTATAGAGGTTCCTGTAGAGGAGCTTGTTGATGTATTAGCTATCTATGATGAGTATAAGCCTGAGCTACAAGAAGGTGATGTATATGACCTAATCTCATTTTATATTGTTCTTATGGGAGAAGAAAGAATGGGAGCTTATAATTATAAGCTAAATAGAAATATTGTAAACGTAATACTTAGTTAAGATGCCGATAGATATTAATATAACAGGTCAATATAAGATAAATGGAGTTGCTATTGGAGGTCTTCCTGCATGGGTAGAGACAAATGCTACTGATCTTACTTTATGGAATAACGGCAAAGGAAACATTGCAACAAACACTTCGTTTGGTGATGGCGCATTAAAAGTTAATACCACAGGGAATAATAATACCGCTTTTGGAAATAATGCATTAACAGCTAATATAACAGGAAATTTTAATACCGCTATTGGAACAAATGCTTTAACTCAAAATACAACTTCAAATATTACTGCGGTTGGATATAATGCATTAAGAGTTAATACTACGGGAGCATCAAATACAGCTGTTGGAAGTCAGGCTTTAAGTAATTCTACAACAGGTGCTAATAATACAGCTTTTGGAACAAACGCATTAGCAGCAAATACTACAGCTGCCAATAATACAGCTGTTGGGAGCAATGCTTTAGATGCAAACACAACCGGAGCTCAGAATACTGCAATTGGTTCAGATGCTTTAGGAGCAAATACAACAGGAAGTAATAATACTTCTGTCGGTTACCAAGCTTTATTAAACGCAACAGGAGGTACAAATACTTCGGTTGGCTCAAGTGCAGGTAAAGCTGTTACAACGGCAAGCGCTAATGCTTTCTTTGGTTCTGAGTCAGGTGTAGCTACAACAACAGGTGGTACAAATGCTGCTTTGGGTGCTCGTTCACTTCTTTTTAATTTAACGGGTTCTCAAAATACTGCTGTTGGTCATCAAGCTTTAGCTTTTAATACTGTTAGTGAGAATACTGCTGTTGGAGAAAGCGCATTATATGCTAATACAACAGGAACTGCTAATACTTCTGTGGGAAGATTTTCATTAGGAAGTAATACAACAGGCGCTAATAATACTGCTGTTGGTTATTTTGCTTTAGATGCAAACACAACCGGAGCTCAGAATACTGCAATTGGTTCAAATGCTTTAGGAGCGTGCACGACAGCACAAGTTAACACTGCGTTAGGTTACAATGCCGGACTTGCAGTAACAACGGGAAATGGAAATACACTTTTAGGAAATGCTGCCGGAAATAGTATATCATCCGGTAATAGTAATACTTGTATAGGAAGTAATGCAAATACTTTTAACAATGCTGTAACTAATTCTGTTTCAATTGGTGCTCAGGCATTTGGAAATAACTCATGCGTAATTATTGGTGACTCGGCATCATCTAACTTTGCAAGTTGCGTGGTACTTGGTAGGTCAGCAGCGGCTACAGCTGCCAATCAGTTTGTTGTCGGTAGCTCAACATATAATGCAGGTTCAGTATCAGCAGAGGTTAATACTTCTGCAAATGTTTGGAATGTAATAATTAATGGAGTAGCAAGAAAAATTCTTTTAGCATAATGGAAAACTTAACACAAGAGCAAATTGCTCAAATCGTAAACGCTGCATTCGATAGCGTTGAATTAATTAATCGTAACGAGGATGATGCAGAAACAATCGAAAGAAATGTTGAGCACCTTCGTATTATGATGGGGCATGAGTGGTTTGTAACAGCTTTAACAGCAGAGCAGACAGAACAAATTAATGCAATTATCAATGACTAAAGAAAAAGCAATTGAAATTTTACAACAAGCATTAAATAATGCTACGTTGAAAGGTGTATTTAATCTAAATGATACAGCAGTTATCATTCAAGCTTTAAATAAGTTAAATGAATTAGTTGAAATCGTACCAACTGAGGAGTAATGGCAAAGGTTCAGTCGTCAACATCGTTTTCAGCTAAGCCTAAGGCAGTGCGCCCGGGCGTTCATTCAAAAAGCAAAACATCAAAGCTCAAGACATCTAAGCTTTATAAAAAAAGATACAGGGGGCAAGGGAAATGAAAGAAAAAATAACTATATTCTTAGTAGCGTTGACATCTTTATTATCACCGGTTGAGTTAGCGGTAATTTGCTTAATGGGCATCATATTTATTGATACCATTATAAAACTAATCTCATTAAAATACGTAGCTAAGAGAGAGAGAAGAAAGTACAGAGATGTATTTAAGTCTAAGATGCTTAGACGTGGGTATATATTTAAGTCACTTGGATATGCTTTTATAGCAGTACCATTGTTTCCACTTGATTACTACGTGTTGACTCCATTCTTGGACTCATTGCTTAAGGCATTAGAGTACGACATCGTATTAAACAAAGCAGTGTTTACAAATGGTATACTGATCATCTTCTCTATTATAGAGCTTGCATCTATCAACGAGAATTGGTTTGACATATCAGGAAACAATGTACTTAGCAGAGTTTGGGTTGTTGTCAAGAGAATACGTAAGACAGTAGAGCAGACAGCTGAGACGTATAGAAATATTAAAAAATAGATTATGAAACTTCCATCTAACATCAAGCAGGTTCCTATGAAGGAATCTCAGTACATTAAGACTGAGACAAAGAAGAGCATGATTGTGTTACACCACACGGCAGGAAACAGCTCAGGTGTAGGTACAATTAAGATGTGGGACAATGACGACAGAGGTCGCATTGCAACCTGTGTAGTTATATCAGGGAAGGGACAATCAAAGGATACATTTGACGGAGAGATCTGTCAAGCATTTAGCTCAAAGTATTGGGGATATCACTTAGGTCTTAAGCAAGACATCTTTAGAGCAAAAGGCGTACCATACAAATCAATTGATCCAATGTGCGTAGCTGTTGAGATATGCAATTGGGGGCCATTGACTAAGAAGGGTGATAAGTTCTATAACTACGTTAGTAGAGAGGTTCCTATCGATCAAGTATGTGAGCTAGAGAAACCATACAAAGGACGCAAGTATTACCATGCATACACAGACGCACAGATCGAATCTCTGCGACAATTGATGTTGTATTGGGCAGAACTATATAAAATCGATCTAACGTACCGTGATGAGGATATGTGGGATATATCAGTGAGAGGATTAAAGGGGGAGAATGGTGTATATAGCCACAACTCATTCCGTAAGGATAAGTCTGATATCTATCCATGTCCACGAATGATTGCTATGTTAAAGTCATTGAAATGAGAAACAAGTTAGCAGGAACTAAGAAGGGAACCTCAAAGACCGCTAAGTACTACCATGATAATCCGGAGGCACGTAAGAAGAAGTTATCTTACGATACAAAGTATCAGGATACAGAGGATAGAAAGAAGTACAGAGCTAATCTTCAGAGAATAAATAGAGAGAATGGTACTCATGGTAATGGGGACGGAAAGGATGTAGCTCATATATCAAAGACTAAAACAAGGATGCAGACTCAGTCTAAAAACCGAGCAGATAAGAAACGCTCATTTTTCAAGTCATGAAACAAATTGCACTTATTTTTATTACATTGCACCTATTATTTGCGTGTTCTTTAAACTATCACCTTAATAAGGCTATTAAGAAGGGATACAAGTGTGAGGAGGTATCTGATACCATCCGTATTACTTCGGTTGATTCTTTTCCGGTGATCGTAAACAATGAAATTATTTGGGAGAAGGTGATAGTTCAAAAAGATACAATCATTCTTAATAAGACTTCCTATGTGCCTAAGACAAGGCTTCAATATAGATTTGATAACAGAAGATTTAATGACAGCTTAAAGGCTGTAAAAAAGATGTATTCTGACAGCTTAGAAGCTGACAACTATAATAAAAAACAAGACACTAAGCAAGTAAAGTACCAAAATAAGTACATCACAAAGTACAAGATACGTTGGGGACTTGTTATCATAGCATTCATATTAGGATTTATAATAAGGTCTTTATTGAACCAAACATTGAAATTTTATTTAAATAAGTTTTTATGAGTAAAAACAAAGGTGGCCGTCCTGTAGTAAGCAAGGGCGTTCCTAGAGTGCGGCTAAGTCCGCAGGAGTTCGACTTGATCAAACAGTACAGAGCGATTAAGGACAAGTCTAATGAGATGGGTCTAGATGAAAACGATGTCAAGCATGGTTGGATTAAGACAAAAGACGCATCACTATTCTTTGCTAATCCTTCTTTTAACCACGGTAAAGAACTTGACTTTGACTTTGAGAAGATACTTGAGAATGCTCCCAAACTAAACATAGAGAAAGTAAAGAGAAAGGTTTACGAAGGTGAGTTTGATAAGCTAGTCTTTACAGATGTGCATATAGGTATGGATGCTAGCGATAAGGGTCGTAGCCTATACCCAACAGAGTGGAACGAGGACATACTATTCGAAAGATTGGAGAAGATGATCTCGTACACGCTAGCTAATCAAAAGAGCAACGTGCTTTACCTTCTTGACTTAGGCGATTACCTAGATGGGTTTAACGGACAGACTACACGTGGTGGTCACGCACTACCTCAGAACATGAGTAATCAAAAAGCATTTGATGTAGGGTTCACATTTAAGGCGATGCTAATAACACACCTATCACCATTCTACGATACCATACACGTGCGTAATATCTGTAACGATAACCACAGTGGAGACTTCTCTTACTTTGTAAATCAGTTCTTTAAGAAGTACATTGAGAGAGACCTAAAGAATGTCAAGGTAACTAATCAGACGCGATTCATTGATCACGAAGTAATAGGTAATAAATGTTTTGTAACGACACACGGAAAGGACACTCATAACTTAAAGTTCGGTTTTAAGCCGAAGATTGACCCCGGACAAATCAATAGAATACTAGGCTATTTAAACACGAACCAACTATTAAACAAAGGATACGAGATAATCTTTGAGAAGGGTGACAGCCACTTGTATCTATTTGACTCGTCAAGCTCTGACGTATTTAAATACTACAACTACCCTGCATTTAGTCCCTCAAGCAATTGGGTGGCTATGAACTTTCAACTAGGAAAGAGTGGGTTCATTCACTTTAACTATGGTATAGATCAGAAGAGTATTAATGAATACTTCTTTAAATGAAAATCGTTATCTAATAAATTGTATCTTTGTAAAAATTAAATAAAATAAAATGAAAGTAATGAAAGGAAAACACCACATGGTGGCAGATGTTAAGAAGTTAACACAAGAAGAGTTGGATACGATCCAACAAATGAATTCAGACTTCACTAAGGCTAAGATCTCTTTAGGAGACCTTGAGTTAGAGAAGTATGCGTTGTTACAGAGAATTGAACACTTAAAGATGGCGTTCGCAGAGAATGAAAAGCTCTTGATCGTTAAGTATGGTGAAAATTCTGTAATCAACATTAAAACAGGAGAAGTAACAGAGAAAAAAGATTAAAGATGAAAATTAGTTCATACGCAGTATTATCGAATCCTCAATTAGGAGACAAGTTAATTGGTACAGATGTAAATAACATGGATGTTACCAAGAACTTTACAATTAGCTCTCTATTTCAACTTGGAGCTTCATCAGGTTTATTTGTTCCCTACACGGGAGCAACAGATGATGTAGATTTAGGTTTAAATAGCATTAGAGCCGTTGCACTTATTAAGGATGGCGGTACAGCATCACAGTTCTTAAAAGCTGACGGTACCGTAGATAATAATACGTATTTAACTTCTTCTTCTTTATTAGCATACGTTCCATACACGGGAGCTACTAATGATGTAGACTTAGGATTGAATAGCATTAGAGCTGTTGCCCTTATTAAGGATGGTGGTACAGCATCACAGTTCTTAAAAGCTGACGGTACCGTAGATAGTACTTCATATGTTCCTTATACAGGTGCTACATCTAATGTTAACTTAGGAGCTAATAATATTACTTCTAACTCTTTTATTAAGGTAGGTGGTACATCATCTCAGTTCTTAAAGGCTGACGGTACCGTAGATAGTAACTCTTACTTAACTTCAGGAAACATTCAGTTTACTCAAGTATTAAACGGTTTCTCAACAGTTGCTCAAGCTCCATCAGCTACTAACACACCTGTAATTATATCTTTCGGATCAGCTCAAGGAAGTCCTTCAGCTGACGTTGAGCTACTATCAGGTGGTAAGATTATATTTAATAGAGCAGGTGCGTATATTGTAAATGGATACGGAAATGTTGAGCGTCAAGGCTCATCGGGTGGTACAGCTATATTGTTATTCCGTGCAGTTTTAAATGGAACTCAGATATCTACAACTAAAGGGTTTCATTTGGATACTCCTAACTTGCCTGATCCATATGAGATTACAATTCCATTTCAAGCAAATGCAGGAGATGTACTTGAGTTTCAGATTATGCGTGACTCATCAGGAGTGAATGCAGGTGGAGTTTATCCTCATACAAATTTAGGTGGTTGGCCTAACGTGCCATCTACTCAAATACAAATTTGGAAAGTTAACTAATGGAAATTAGAAAGATATCAATTGGTCCTGACTACAAAGGTGGTGCGATGCACTACCTTGTAGGTCAGAGAGTATGCGGTGATTCGAATGAGATTCATTTGATCAGAAGAGACTCAATGACTAATTCTATCAAGATCTTTATCATTAACGAAAAGGAAGAGGTTGTGCTTTGGAAAGAGTTCAATCACACAATTCCTGTTGCAATTGAATATAATATAAATTTTTAATGAAATCTCCATTCTACTTTATTGCAAAGCCAATGAAGGGGAAAAGATACGACAACACTAAGGAGATAGGCGGAATAGAGCTTATCACTAGTACATCAGAAGAGGACCACAAGTTCTCTAATCGTTTTGCTGAAGTTGTTGAAACTCCTTTAGGCTATGAGGGACCTATCACAGTTGGTGATACCCTAATTGTACATCACAATGTATTCAAGTTCTATAACGACATGAAGGGTCGTCAGAAAAGCGGTAAGAGCTTTTTCCGTGATGATATATTCTTTGTTGATACAGAGCAGTTCTATATGTATAAGCATGACGACAAGTGGTATGCTGTAGACAGATACTGTTTCGTTAGACCAATCCCTGCTATAGAGACTTACATCAAGAAGCCATTTACAGAGGAGCCACTTATGGGGCAGATGGTATATCCAAACGATTACTTAGTTAGTCAAGGCGTAAAGCCGGGAGACTACGTATGCTTTAAGCCGGACAGTGAGTACGAGTTTACAGTTGACGGAGAGAAGATGTATAGGATGTTTGATCATCAAATAACAATTATCTTATGAAGAATACAAAAGAGATAAAGCTTAGGATCATTGAGGCAGGTGAGTATGCTGTAGAGCAACTGATTAAGGTTGCTAAGGAGCAGATTATTAAGCTTGATTCAGAGGATGACTTAGCTGCAGATAGATTAAAGAATGCCGCTGCTACCAAAAAATTAGCTATATTCGATGCATTCGAGATACTTAGCCGTATAGAGATGGAGAGAGAGAACATTGAGATAATGGAGCATGGCCCATCAAAAACAGATACAAAACAAGGATTTGCAGAACGTAGAGCAGGAAAATAAACTATATCGTATAGTTAAAGGTCACGTACCTTCTAAGGTAATGAGTCGTAAGAATAACGGCCGTACATGGGTATATGGGTATAACGAGGAGTACGACATGGTTATCATCTCAAAGACCGGACAGGTTGGTGAGGTAATTAACATCTCAGGACTAAACATAGGCCTACCAATTGCACCTAATGATTGCATCAAGAGAAGCGATACATCAAGAGAGCAGTATTGGGAGAGAAAGGACCTTCCTAAGGAGTTAAGTAGGATACAGTCTATATTCCATTGGAATGATATGCCGTCTGAGTTTAAGAACAGATGGGTAGACTTTATTGAAAGAGAATTTGATTACAGGGACCAAGGTTGTTGGTTCATGAACAACGGAGTCCCAACATACATTACCGGCTCTCACTATATGTATTTACAATGGTCGAGTATTGATGTTGGGTACCCCGATTACCGAGAGGCAAATAGAATATTCTTTATATATTGGGAAGCAGCTCGTGCTGATAACAGATCATTTGGAATGGTCTACTTAAAGATCAGACGTTCAGGTTTCTCCTATATGTCATCATCTGAGTGTGTTAACATAGGGACTCTTGCAAAAGATGCAAGGGTTGGTATCCTATCTAAGACGGGAGCCGATGCTAAGAAGATGTTTACGGATAAGGTTGTTCCAATTAACAGCAGGCTTCCTTTCTTCTTTAGACCGATAATGGATGGTATGGATAAGCCTAAGACAGAGCTTGCCTACCGTATCCCGGCTGCAAAGATCACAAAGAAGAATATGCATGACATTGATGACAATGAGATTCAAGGGTTAGATACAACGATAGATTGGAAGAACACAGAAGAGAACTCCTATGATGGTGAGAAGCTATTATTCTTAGCTCATGATGAGAGTGCTAAGTGGGTTAAGCCAAATAATATCCTAAACAATTGGCGTGTAACAAAGACGTGTTTGCGTTTGGGATCAAAGATTATCGGTAAGTGTATGATGGGATCAACATCCAATGCGTTAAGTAAGGGTGGTGAGAACTACAAAAAGCTATACGAGGACTCTCGTGTAAGCACACGTAATGCCAATGGGCAGACTAAGTCAGGACTATACTCACTATTCATTCCTATGGAATGGAATATGGAGGGATTCATAGACATCTATGGTATGCCTGTATTCAGAAAGCCAATGGA